TATCTAATTTTATCGAGTTTAAATCAATTTGGACTTGCTCAAGTTGCGCTGTGAGTTCCTCTAGAGACTTCGACTCTTTTTGTTTGAAAAACGGCCTAATGACCTCATCAAGTAAGATCAAAAGGCCGAAAACTACGAGCGAACTAATGAGTTGATTTATTATTAATGAGTGAAAAATAAGAATCAATCCAATAATTCGTAAGTAGTCATTTATTAATTTATTTTTAAATTCCAAAAATATCCCTCGCCTTGGCGATTAATTGCTCTTTAAAGATTGGAAAAATGTCTGGATTAGTTTTATAAACAACTTTCCCGTGATGCTCTAGAATTGAGTCATCTATTTCAAGTTCTTTAAAAATAAACCAGCCATCCTCTCGGTCTAATAAAATAACTTTTACTGGACCTGATTTTTTAACTGGATCAATCTTTTTTTTTGGATCTGCCATTATTCTGCCTCAGCTTTTGGCTCTTCTTTTGGCTCAAGTTCTTCAATTTTTAATTTTAAATCATCTGTTAATTTTTTATAAAAATCTAGCAAAGCTTCTACACCTTTGAATTCTTCAGCATAAAATTGAATCCTGGTGCAAAGGATGTGGTGAGTTGTTGCATAAAGATCATGGATTTTTTTAAGTTCATTTAATTCATTTGGTTTAACGTCAATTAATTCGCTCATAAATTTATTCCTTTGTTAGCACTTTTTTTTAGTAGTTTTTTTTGTCGCTTTTTTTGTTGCTGCTTTTTTTGCCATTGTGTGACTCCTTTCTTTTATAATAAAGTGATAACAAAGATCAAGTCTGTCAACACATAATCAAAAAGGAAATTCATCTATGTATGATCAAGATATCAAAATCACAAAATCTTTTGTTGCTACGTTCGTTGTTTTATCGCTTTCATTCTTTGCCTTTAACGTATTTGTTTCTTGCAAGAGCAAAGATATCAAACCAGTGCCTCAACCTGTGGAACAAATGAAGCCTAACATTCCAGACTTAGTTCAAATCCCTTTACCTTGGGAAAAAAATCATCCGGAACGTATCGAGTGGACAACCACTCTTTATTCTTTAATTGATCAAAAATTTGCCTCTTTGAAAAAAGCAAAAGATATGGGCCAATTCTGTCCAAAGTATTACAGTTTAAGAGATGATCAAAAGAAAATAGCGTGGGCTTTATTATTTGATTCAATCGTCTATTATGAGTCTGGTTATAATCCTAAATCATCTAGTGTAGACGTTGGAAGTAAGAGCGACAAGAATACCTGGTCAGTTGGACTTTTCCAAATTTCATCGACTGATAGTAAAAATTGGAAAATTCCTTTTAGTTTCAGTTATGAAGAACTTAAAGACCCAAAAAACAACATGAAGCTTGCTCTTGAGATTTTTAGTAAGCAACTTGATAGACAAAATCTAATTGTAGTTACAAAGTCACTATACTGGGCAGTTATCGGAAAACCCCCATATAAGTATAGTAAAGTTCCACAAATTATTAAAAAAATGAAAGTTATAGATTTTTGTCAGTAATATAAAGGAGGCGACCCCTGTAGTTTCTATGTTTAAACAAGGGCCACCACATGAATTCAACAACTTAGCTTAGTATCTTGTAAAAAATTCTCATTTTCAAACATTTTTTTAATATAAATCCTTTTTTTGTTTACTTTGTATATACATCGGTATATACTGTATTCATCAACAACGCACAAAGGATTAAAAAATGGAAGATAAAGTATTGGTTCAAACAATTATTGATTTTCGACCTGAAGATAAACTTAAAGCGGCATTTTATTTAGGACGATTGCTTAAACCAAAATGCTCAGAATATATCGAATTTATTTTAAATGATATTGTTCAAAAAATTGATAATACAGCTCATTACTCTTATGAGCTTTCACAATCTGACACAATTTCAGGTAATCCAATCGTAATAAATTTTGATGAAACTGATTTTCTTATTAAAAGCGAATGGCAATAAGAAAGGAAAACAAAATGAAATTCAACAATGATCTTTATCATAATAGAAAAGAAGATGCTTACACTAAGCTAAGTCAGAGAATAAATTTTTTTTTACGAGATATTCGAGCAAAACATCTTAATAAAGAAGAATATGACTTAGATATAGAATCTGACGTTGTTTATTTTGAAGAGTATTTATTTGATCTTTTAAAATATTTCAATAAAACCGCTTGGGATTTAAGCGATAACAAAGCCGAAAATTTAGTTTATGACAAAGATCCTATTGATGTTAATGCTAATTTAAAACTATCTGATTTAGAGCAAGAAACTTTTAGAGATATACAAATGGATTTAATTCAATTTGTAATAGATTTTGATCAATTAGAGTGGACTGAAGAGCCTGAGCGAGAACATTGTGTTTTTGACGGAGAGGACTGGGAGTAAAATGAAATCTTTAATATCATTTATTGTATTTTTAATTTTAGCTTATTTTTTCTTAACAAATATAAATCAAATATATGTTACTAATATTCTTTTACTTTTTAATGCTTTTTTACTACTGGACCTTTTTAAAGTTATAGGAAGAAAATAAAATGAAATTTAAAGACTCACAAATTCTAATAAGAATTGAACACGACAAAAAAGAACAACTTAAAAAGATTGTTCTTAAAAAGAAAACTACAATTTCAAAGTTGATTCATGATCATTTGGAAAAATTAATTAAAAAGGACTTAAAAAGTGTCTAACTTAATATCTATTACTCAATCAATTATCGCTCTAGAAAATGAGATCTTAGACAACGGCGGCGAGCTAACTCCTGAGCTAGAATTATCTTTAGAAATAACAGAAAAGAACCTCATCGAAAAGGTTGATAAGTACGTTTATTTAATAGATCGCTTGGAGATGGGTGCAGAGTTTTTTAAAGCTAAACAAGAAGAAGCTGCAAAACTTAAAAAGAGTTATGAATCAACGATTGATAATTTAAAAGAGCGTTTAAAATTTGCGATGAAAACTCTTAATACTAATGAGCTTCGCGGTCTTGAGTATTGCTACAAACTCGCTAAGTCTAAGCCAAAAGTTAAGATTGAAAATCCTGAATCTTTGCCCATGGAATTTGTTCGAGAAAAAATATCTTATGAACCCGATAAGGAAAAAATTTTTGCTGCGCTTGAAAGTGGTGTACAGATAGAAAATTGCAAATTAGAAGAATCTTTTAGTTTGCGAAAATCATTAATCAAAAACTAAACACAACAACAACAAGGGAAAAAATCATGAATCAACTTCAAAAAATCAATAAAATAGAAACTGCATTAATTAAAAATGATTTGTCGCAATTAAATGATGAAGAGAGATTAAGTTACTATAACAACTTATGCGATAGCTTAGGACTAAATAAATTATCTCAACCTTTCGGTTATATAAGTTTAAATGGCAAGCTTTGTTTATACGCGAAAAAAGATTGTACTGACCAACTTCGCAAAATCTACAATGTTTCGGTCGTAATTACTTCTCGTCAAAAAGAAGATGGACTTTACACTGTCACAGCAAGAGCAAAAACTCCTGACAATCGTGAAGACGAGTCTTTGGGTGCTGTGACAATTCTTAACTTAAAAGGTGACCAGCTTGCTAATGCTTTGATGAAATGCGAGACAAAAGCAAAACGCAGAGTGACTCTTTCGATTTGTGGTCTAGGTTTGCTCGATGAGGCTGAAATTGAAACGATTCCCGCTGCTGCTCTTGAAGTTAAAGCGCAAGAGCCTAAAATAGAGGAACCTAAAAAAGTTGAACAAAAAAAAGAAATTAAAAACCATGCTGACAATATCCCAGCGACACTCGGTCAATTTCAAAAGATGAAAGAGTTCAGAGAGATTCTGGGCTTGCAAATTAATCATATCGAATCAGCTTGTGCATTGTTATTTGGACTCGACAATCCTAGAAAGATGACTATTAAAAATGCTGAAGTGATCATAAATGCACTTGAGAAATCAAAAAATGCTGAAGAGTTTGGCTTAGAAATTCAAAAGATCTTAGGAGAATAAAATGACCGATGCAAAGGATTGCGCTTTTTTATCATCTATTAATCATGTTGATAAATATAATCTTACATTGATGGCATATAGAAAAGGCTACCTTGCAGCAAGCGAGGAAGCCTCTTCTCTTTTAGAGGAGATTAAAGAGCTTAAAGATAAGATTAAGGCTCTTGAAAATAAAATTAAAGAATTGAGAGAATAAAAATGATTATAATTAAATTATTAAACGCAATTTTTATTTATTTATATCTAAAGAATAATTTTTTTGACAGATAGCTTTCATCGCTTACAATGCTTAAATGAGCAGAGCACACACCACAAAATATCACCGCAATGATAAACGTATTCAAGAAATAAACGAGTTTCGAATTGCATCGGGACTCTCTCCACTCCAAGAGCTTAAACGCGTTTGTAGCGGTTGCAGTAAAGAGTTTCATACTTATGTAATGAATGACCGCCGCTGTTCAAGATGTCGTCACCTTCTTAAAGAGAAGGGCAAAAGATACGATGTCTAGCATTCTTTTTAAGTGTCTTATAAAAGTAAATCGGCATGGGATATTAAAGAATAATAAGCAAATAAGATTTAATAGAAAAACAGGGTCTAGGTTTATCACTTCGTCAGATTCTAGTAAAATGTCAGAGGCTTGGCTTTTAACTAAACTAAGATATGAAAAGATTAAGCATAAACTTGATGATGCTCTAACTTGTGATTTGAACGCTCAATATACTTTCTATTTTCCCGAATCTATATATTATACTAAAAAAGGGGCTAGATCTTTAAAGCTCCCCGACCTCGACAATCTTTTTGGCTTAGTGAATGACTGCTTACAAAAAGCTCAAATCATTTCAAATGACACAATAATAGGCGGCTTTGATGGATCACGAAGAAAACCTATTAAAGGGCCTGAATATTTTCTTGAAATAACCCTTTCTAAGCTTCACGATTAAAGAATGAAAATAAAAAAAGGGAATTTTGTTATTCAGTTAGAGCAAGGTGAGATTGATCTTTATGATCTAGTACACAATTCTCCTGAATTAGACTACCTAACTAATTTAAAAGAATCATTAGTTCAAAAGGGGTTTTATAAGCAAGCCAAACCCCACGAGCTATGCATTAACACAATCGCAGCCCTCATTGCCTATATAGATGAACTAAATTGTTTGATGGACACTGAAGAGGCCAAGGATGATGACTCTATACATTAGATCATTTCTTTCTTAAAAGATAAAATCTTTCTAAAACATCATAAGTGAAGAGATCAGCGTTTACTAATGTCTTAGCATACCCCATTACAATCTCATGCCTTTTAGCCTCGCTGTAAGCATTCCTAAACCTATTCTTAAGATCTTGATAAGCCTTTTCTTGCTTATTAACTAACTCTATTGATTCATTTATTTCTATAAGTGCCTTATTTTTCATTCATTAACCTTTTAATTCACTCTTTAATCTTAAATCATGACTGATTCAGAGAGTTTAGAGGGAAGTGAGTGGACAATAGAATATGACTACCTTGTTCTTTTTTTAAAACAAAGTAGCCATAAAATCATGACTGACCCTTTCGAGCTGTCGGTCGTTCGTTAATAAGCTTTATTTTTTATTTTCGCTTATCTATATCCCGAATATTAAAAAGGCTTTCCTCCCGCATCTTAATCCCTCGATGCCGTCAATAATGCATTTAAAACGCATTAGAGTCGTTTAGAACAATGGGCAAGCTTCGTCCTTGTCTTTCAATAGATCACTGTTTAACTATTGAATGGGGCCACTCCTCGCTGCATATATAGCTCTCGCCATATATCATATTTTTATAGGTCCTTTTGAATACCATGGAACCCATTGCCGCTTTAAGTCTTTTGTAAATATAATTTGATTTGAAACTTTTTTTAGACTAATGCATTCTTCTTTTAATGGCATCGGTATTGTATTTAATAGCTAAAAGTCAAAATATACTACTGTTAAGACTCATTAACGCCAATTAATGAGTTCGCCATGATCTTTTATCTTTCTTTCACACTTGTAAATAAAATAATCACTTAACTGTAAAAAAGTTCTTCACTTTTAATAATTCTAAATGAAAACGATTATCATAATCATTTTTTAATGTGGAATGTCCTATTTGTTTTGCTTAGTAAATAAGCATCATAAAGCTCTTTTAGTTCAGGATAATCTTTAAATGCTCTTTTTACTGTGTGCAGTTCATTTGGAATAGTTCTGCATGCATAGCCAATTGACCAGCCATCGGCTAAATCTTTTTTAAATTCAGCTATAAATTCAGGGCACACTTTCTCATACTTTCTTGAGACTGGATTCTTTCGTCGAGCATAAGTCTTTTTAATTCTTAATGGCTCTTGTAAAAATTTAGGTAAACTCATTTTTGATCTAGCTTTCGATTAATATAGTTTTCATGTAAAATTTTAAGTTCGGGGTATGTTGTAAAATACTTTTTAACTTTAGTTTCATTCCCTACGATAGTTCTGCAACAATAGCCCCAAGAATAGCCCTCTGCGAGTTCTTTTCTAAATTGAGTGATAAAGGGCTCACAATAATGTGTAAACCGTCTGCGGGCGTGTTTCTTTCCTATCATTTTAAAGCCTTATTTTAGGGTGCGGTAAGAAATTACGCGCTCTATTTCATAATTTGCAAAACAAAAATTGTTGGATTGATTTGATCCATAACAATAAACAGATCTATTCTCGTTACCTGACCAGCCAGACCACCATCCCACGTGACCACTACCTGAATTATCAGACCTACGACTAAATACAACCACATCCCCAATTTCAGGCATATCCGTAGCAACACCAAATTTCTCGAATGATCTTGCTAATGCTGAAAAGGTGGGGAGTTCAATTTGTAATCCATTAGATAATTGATTTTTATTTTTTGTATAATCACAGAATTTTAATGAATGAAGTTCTGATTTTAAGTTTAATTCTTCACAGTTTCTAATTGCATGCTCTAAAAAGCATGGAATGTCTTTATCCATCCCTCGATTTGCCAAGCATCTTGTTGTCAGGCCTGGATTGATAATAAGGCAAGCTTGTATCTGCATAAAGTTCATTGCGCTTGCACAATGTGGGGTCTCGTCATCGGTCGCCCTTAATGTTGTGGCTTTATGAAAATCAACTATATTAGGGTTATTTTTAGAGCCTGGGATTTCTTTTTCGCCTTCATACAACAATGCTATTTTATAGGCTAATTCAATTTGTCGATTCATCTTGCAATCCCCTTATTCCTGAATTAAAAGCTCTCTCAAACAATTCCCTTGTTTTAAGGTTCGGCCCTAGCTGTTTTTATTTATTAACTAAAAAAACCACTTAAAAATAGTTGTGGGCTTAACCTCTCCTAAATTTACTTTTTATACTTATTTTTTTGTCGTCTTACCCAAGCTGTAACTTTGCCGCTGTCTTCCTCATTAAATCCAAATATATTAGTCGGGCAATTATCAAAGGGGAGATCATGGTCAAATTTAAATGATATTTTATCAGGATTGATTTTATAGACCTCACATATTTTATCAATGTGATTTATTCTATATAGATCTGATACTGGAAATTTTTCTGAACATGAGCAAAGAAATAAAAAACTAATCGCCATTAAGCAAGTTTTCACTTTTTCTCCTCTGAGCTTCTCTATCTTTTTCAGCTAATAAATCACCAGCATTTTTTTTTGCTTTAAGGTTGTCATTCTCAATCTCTTTTTTGTCAGCTATCGTTTTTAAAATTGAATCTAAAACCCATTTTAAAACTTTAATAATTACATCTGATAAAAGTTTAATTAAGAATGACATAAGCTTTAAGCCTTTAATTTTGCCAATGCATCAAGAAGAGCCTTTTTTAAAGGAGCCTCAAGAGCGCTTAAAATAACATCGTCAATAGGAGTTGCTGACTCTTTTACAACTTGTTGCAATGCTGGAAATGCAAGCTCTACTACAAGCTCTTCAGCTAAACTCACTCCGTGTTTTACCGCGATATCTTTTAATTTTTCTACATCTAAAATCATTTTAAAATCTCCTTATTTCTTTATAATTTTCATTTATAAAATTATATTTTGCAATATTCTAACTATAAATTTATATGACTATATGGGAAAATTTAAAGATTTAACTGGATTTCATTTTGGAAAATTAAAAGTTTTAAACTTTCATTCAATGAATAAATATGGAAGAGCAAATTTTTTATGCGAATGCGATTGTGGAACAATAAAAGTTATTCAATCTATGTGTTTATTAAGAAAATATACTATTTCATGTGGATGTCATGGAAAAAATATTTTAGGTTTATCAAGAAAAACACATGGTTTATCAAAATCTCCTGAATATAAAATTTTTTGTAAAATGAAGGAACGATGCTATAATAAGAATGCATCTTATTATAATAATTATGGTGGCAGAGGGATTGTAATTTGTGATGAATGGATAAATTCATTTATTACTTTTTATAATGATATGGGTCCTATTCCTTCAAAAAATCATTCTATTGATAGAATTAATAATGACGGTCCATATTCTAAAGAAAATTGTCGTTGGGCAACATATCAACAACAATCTTCTAATAATAGAGCAAATTTAAAAAGAAAATCAAAATATCTTGGTGTTCGAAATTATTATAAAAATCGTTATCAAGCTTCAATAGTATTTAATAAAATTAAATATCATTTAGGTACTTTTTCAAATGAGATTGAAGCAGCTATTGCATATAATAAAAAATCATTAGAATTTTATGGAAAGGATGCTGTATTAAATGATGTTTAATTATCTTTTGATCTACTTAAAAATCCTTCCACTCTAGCTAATGATTTTTCAATTCCCGATAGTTTTTCAACAACTTTACTATCAAGATTTTCATGCTTAATTCTTAATTCATCTAATGATCTTTCATTTTGTTCTGTTAATTTTAAATTATAATTTGTTTTCCCTTCTAATCTAATCATCCAAACTATGGATAAAATAATGGGAAAAATAATTGGCCATAATTCAATTAAGATTTTTAATGTTTCCATTTTTTATCCATATTTTAAAATTTAAATTAAAACAACCAAGCTATAAACTCTTTAAAATCTAGCATTATGTAGCCCTATAAATAATGTTAAAAATTGCACTCCCTGAGCTAATTGAAACACTCATGCGCATATATAGGATTGCGTCTAGTTGAGATAAAGTCCAATAGATATTATCGTCGCCAGATATTAAAGCCTGCATTGATTTTATATTAAACCATGATGAGCCATCATTTGAACCTTGCACATTAGCCGTGGCACTTAAGTCTGAACTTATTAAAGCATTTAACTCAATGCTCACACTTGAGTTATTATTTAATGCTATTTTATCAGTGACAAAATTAGAACTTTTTGAAGTTAAAGCCAATAAACTTATTGGCTCAACATAAGCTACTGCGTCTTTCATTTATTCAAACTCCGTCCAACTCAAAGAGTTATAAGTTGTTAGCGTTCCACTCGTTGCCGTTGCATAGACAACAAACATACTTGATTGAGTACAAGCATAGTTTTGCGAAATAACACTGTTATGACCAAGCGTTGTAAACTCACTGGCAATCCCGCCGCCGGTGCCTCCATTGCCTGAAGCAATATAAACTGCATCTAGCTTATGGTCATCCGTAGCAGTGTAAGCACTAATGTTTGTCGATATTTCTATGCAAGAATCATTTTCTACATCTGACCATGTGCCTGTCGTTGCAGTAACACCCGACACTTTAATAATTTCTAAATAGGCATTGCCTGAAATTGCTAACGCGTCCATTTGTTTCAATCGAACGAGGCGACGGTTAGGCTTTCCGTTGAATGACGTTTTTAATCTAATTGCTAAGACCATGGTCCTAGTTGTTGACACTGACTTGCCAGTAGCTCCGTTGCCTGCTGCAAACTCATATCCAGGTACCTGGTAACCACCGTCGCTTGCTACTGAAGCACAAATTTGTTTCATACTACCGGTGCCCGTTGGTGTGCCTGTATTTCTTATCTCGTACCTTACAGGCAAATTAGGGGTTGACATATAAGTTGTTGTGCCAGTATTTGCGTGGTGTATTTGATGACATAAATAAATTTTACCGCGGTAACTAAATCCGTAAGAGACAGTGCCGACACCCAACCACTGAAATTGAATCAAAAATATTTGCCGCATTGAAAAGTCAATAGTGATGCCACTAGGTCCAGTGCCATCTAGTTTATCAATATTGAAGTCAGTTCTCTTGACTCTTGTATCAACTGGGCTGCCGGACGTGTTTGATCTAACAACTACATAAAGGTCATCTGAAGCTAATTCAAAAAAAACACCATTGTAGTTATCAAAGTAACCAATGCGCTTTACTCGTCCAGTTTCTTTGCTCTCAAAGTTACCAGTGAGTAAGATGCGCTGACCATTGCCTGCGATATAAGGAAAGTACATGTAGGTTTGTCGTAAGCAATAATGAGTTGCGCCGCTGCCTACTTGAATTTGCACTGCGGACTCATTCGACAAATAAGTAGAGACGCCGCTTGTGTCGGTAACATCCTCCCAAATTGTGTTTTGCTTACTAAATAAAAACTTACTTTCTAATAAACCATAGCTTTGACTCACTCTTAATTTAGAAAATGCATCAAAGCTCAAACTTGTCGTAAGAGCTTCAATGTTAGTTGATGGAACTTGTTGAGGAAAAACGAAGTGTTGCATTTAACTTTCGCTTTCTAATAATTTTCTATAGTTTTGATCCCTATTTTGGAGCACATAGTTTGCCGCCGCAAAGGATTGTTGTCCCCCACTTTGTAAAGAATTATTTAAAATCTTTTCGTATGGAGTCCCTTTTATTTTTTCCATTATATAACCTTGGTCTGGAATTTTAGGAGCTTCTTCTTCTTGTGGGTTATTTTGCATATATTTTTGCATAATAGTTTTATAAAGAAGATCTTTAGATTGCTGACCAGGTCCTAAATTTTTAATTGATTCAGGAATGAATTCTAGAGCTTTAGTTCCTACTTTTCCAGCTTTTCGACCAACATCAATTACACTCTTTAAGGCAGCAGGTGAAGTTAAAGCAGTTCCAATTGCAGCACCAATAGGACCGGCACCAATTGCGCCACCTATTGCACCTACTCCAGCTTTTGCAAAATTCATCCTTGCACCAGCTTTACCCGTAACATCAACAGGTAAAAGGGGAGGATTTGCAAAAGTTCTCATCGCTGCTAAATTTTGTGCTTCTTCAAGCATTGGAGTCCCAGTCATCTCTCCTAGCTTTTCTAATGCTTTTGCATTTCTAGCATTACCGCCACTCCCAGCAGCAAGAAGTCCAGCTTCAGGTTTTCCAATTTTAAGTAAATTAACATTCATTGAGTCTTCAATATTATGAAGTTTAGATAATTGATTATTTGCCTCAGCTATTTCTGGAGCTACTTGATTAACTAAATTACGAGCTTTTGCAGCAGCATCTTTTGCAGCCTTAGCGGCTTCACTTCCTAAAGAAAAAATTTCTCCTGGATTAGAATAAGCACTAGATGCTTTGTCTTGTAAAAACTGCTTTACTTGATGAGCTTTCAAAAGTGATAAATTTCCCTCAACTGATGTAGAATTAATTTTTGAAATAAGATCATCAATTTGACTAATTTGTTCAGGATAAAGATCTTTGTTAATCTTACTTTTATATGTTTCTAATGCTTCTAAAATGGGATTATTAGAAACTACTTGTGTATTATTCTGTAATGTACTTTCAATAGTTTTATTTAAAATTTGTTTCGTGGATTTGATGTCATCAGCATATTTCATTCTTATTTGATCGGCAGCTTCAATTGTTGATGCATCACTAGCTTTCGCCATCTCTTTTATTTTATCAGCATTTTTTGCATAAGTAGTAATTTCTTGTTCTGGAACACCAGTCAAAGCTTGACCTACTTTCGTTAATCCCTTTTTTGCCAATGGTACAATCATAGGAACAGCTTTAGCTATTATTTGCCCAGCTCCCTCGCCAGCAGCTCCAGCCAATCCTTCTTGAACTAGTTCAGTATATTGTTGCGCTCTAGTTTCAGGCCCTTCATCAAAAAATAATTTCTTTCCAGCTTGCTCTAATGTTTTTCCCAGTGAAGCACCTAAGCCTGATCCTGCGACTGCTCCCCCGACCGTTCCTGGACCAATTCCTGCAAGAGTTCCTATCCCTCCACCAATTGCACCACCAACTAGACCACCAGCCACGGGCAAAGCCTCAAGAGCTGACTTACCTAATCCCTCGGCAGAAATATTATACCAAGGTTTAGTTTCTTGTTCTGTTAAAGGAACTTCAATCCAATCTGAATTGTTATCAAGAGGAACTTCAATCCAATCTGAATTATTTGCCATCTTTCACCTCCTCAGAACCGTCAGAATAAATGATTTTAGTTTGACCAGTTTTAGGATTTACTAATTTTTTTACTATGCTTTTTTGATCTAAAGGAACATTTAGATTTTTTGGAGTTCTGCCATAGTATTGATTAATTTGTTGGTCTATTGTTTGAATAGATTTTTTATTTCTATTTAAAGCATTTTTTAATTGCTCAGAAAACTTCTCAATATCTGGCCCAACTTTCCATTTTCCAACTATTGGATCTGGTGCAGTTTGTAACCATTTTGAAACTCTCTCGGTTTCTCCAGCTCCAAGAGCATCAGGACCAAGTTGTGAGTTCATTAGTTTTAATTGTTCTAACGCTGAAACGGCTTTTTGCTCTTCAGAAATTTTAGGATCATTCATTTGTTGCATTAAAGGATCCATAAGATTGTTTACAATTGCTGATTTTGCTTTTTGATCAGACAATTTATTGATCATGATTTGGTCTTCTTTTGGCAAATTAGCAAAATTAACTTTATTTTGAGCACTTTTCATCTCAAGAGTTTGTCCTTTTAATCCAAGAGCTTTTTCTTGGATTCCAACTTGTTTACCTTTTAAAGCTAATTCAGCTTCTTTATTTTTTTGAGACAAGTCTTGAGCTTCTTTTTTGTTTTGAAGAGATGTCCCCAAATTTTCTGCATATTTACTTTTCAAATAAGCATCTAAAATATTTTTTCTCTGTGTGTCTTCACCTGTTAAAATATCTTTTTTTAATTCACTTTGTACATTTTGAAAATAAGGTGCAGTTGAACCAACCTTTTGACCTGCGATAATATCACCAATATTTGCGAAGGCTTGAGCTGCATTAATATCTCCAGCTTTTTCTTCATACAAAGATTTTTGTTTAGCTCTATAGGCAGGATCTTGGAGAGCTTGGTATTGATTTATCAAATCCATTTGAGCTTGTAATTGTAATTCGTCTAACATATTAATACTCCCCTGCTAATTTTTCTTTAGGTTTGTAACCACCGCCGTAGTACATGGCACCAGTTTGAACTAAACCACCGATCATCTGATTTTGCGCAGCTCTATTTGCAGCATCAACTTTTGCCTGATCTGCCAGAGCTTGAGTTTGACCAGTCGCTCTCGCCATTTGATTTTGATAGTTTTGTTGAGCAAGACCAAGATTATATTTTTGCGCTTCATTTGAAAGACCCACGTTTTGACCTGCAATGTTTTGTTTAGCTTGTGCATTAGCTAATTGCGCTGCATTTCTCGCTTCAACATTTGTTTGACTAACTTGCTGTAAATTTTGAGTGTTAAATTTATTGATTATGTCTTTTGCTTGAGCAATTTGTGCAGCATTTTGAAATTGTTGTTGACCCATTTGACCACCCAATTGACCGCTCTGCATGATTGCATCTAGCGCTCTTTGCTCAGCTTGCGCTTTAACATCTAGTCCAAGTTGGGCTTGTCTGTTAGCGCCTTCCTGAGCTGCAATGTTACGAGCTACTAACTCAGTCATTCCACCGCTTAATCCTCGAGCTGCTAAGTTTTGTTGAATGGCTCCAGTTTGGCCTTTTAAGTTACGAGCAACATCGGATTCAATTTGAGCAAGTCGAGCTTGATCAGTTGCACTCATGCCAGTATCACCAATGCCTTGAAGTTTTAAAAGAGCATTCATTTGGGCCTGTTTTAACTCAGGACTAACTTGAACTTGTTCCATCGCTGAAGGCCCAAGAGTTTGAGCGGCTAACATTTCAGGATTAAGCTCTACGACTTGTTTATATAATTCTGGATAGAATTCTTTTAAAACTGGAAGAGGTACAGAGTTTAAAATGTCCATCTGTCTTTGTGCTGCTGCACTAGATGCCTGGGTACCTTGCTGTTGATTGTAGGCAGTTAAAGCACCACCTGCTAATAGTGCCAATGATATTGGATCCATCGTTAAGTCTCCCCTATTTTTGATTGAGCTGAATAAGTATTTTCAAAATTGTTAATATAGTTTTCAAGAGCTTTTTTACCGAAAGTAGTCCAACCTTCTTTAGTCATATTTCCGAAAGGTTTGTCATTAATTAAAGCTTGTTTCATTTGTTCGACGCTCATCCCTGAAACTGAAGGAGTCAAAACATTAGCTCTAAATCTTGCCTCAGGTGATGATTGAGGAGGAGTTGAATAAGCTATTGATTCAAAATTAGCTTTATCTATTGGCTGAGTAGATGCTTTTTTATACTCTAAATCTTTTTGTGTTATGTCTTTTTGAAATGCTTCTTTATTAAAAGAAATAGGCGCATAATCAGGCATTGGATTTTTCTCACTGATAAGACCAGCATTTTGATCAAATAAACTAGAAAGAGCTTGATATTTTTGCCTTTGAGCTTCATTTGCTACGGTGTTAATTGTTTGGGGAGTCTGATCACTTGTAACGTATTTTGAAAGATCTAATCCATAAACATTTTGACCGACATTAAGACCAAGAGAAGCAAGAGTTTCAGGATTTAAATTATAATCCTTAATATCTTGAGCAATTCTTTCTTGTAAAAGTGGATACTCAATGTTTCTTTTTTCTGCCACTTTTTGGAGTGGATTGATTAAATCCTCCATAGCTTTTTTCTCAGCTTCACTTATTAAAGCTTTGTTTTTTTCAGCTTGTTTTTTGTAAGCTTCAATTTGACCTTGAGTTCCTGTGAATTGATTAGCAAAAAGATCAGATAATCCTTTATATTTTTCCCCGACATTTTCAATTGCTTGTTTGCCACCTTGAGAGCCAGCTAAAATAATTTGATCTAAAATATTAGCACCCTTTGTGTAACTAGGTTTAGCAAAAGTCTCCTGTAAAAGAGCTTGTTGCCCCTCTAAATTTCCAGCTTTTGAAACGGCCTCTTTTGCAGCTTCACTTGCTTTGACCGCCTCACCGTAACCCTGAAGAGCTGTAATATCTTGAGGGCCAGTGTAGCCACCTGTGGTTTTCATTTGCTTGTAAGCTTCAATCTCTGGAGCTTGTAAAGTCTCAGCTTTTGCAATTGCTTCTTGAGGATTGTATTTAGGAGCTTGCGGTAAAGCCGTTGCCATACTTTGCAATTTGCTAGATCCTTCCCCTACTTTTGATTCAACATTTTGAGCAATCTTTTGACCTAACACTTCACCTTGAGGTTGATTGGCTTGAATATACTTCTCAATATTTTGAAACTGCCCACTTGATTTTTGAGTCTTAGCAGCCCCAGGAGCTTGAGCCTGACCACTTCCAGGCACATTGAAAGATGATGAAACTCCCGATAATTTAGGAGCAGCTTGTCCAGCTTGTGGAGCTTGCCCCGCTTGATCTTGATTTATCTTTGGTGCAAATGGCATTTTATATCCTTTCTCTAACCATAAATGCAATGGATACGCATTGTATAAGTTCTATTTGAGGTTAATCCTGAGATACTGCTTATTATCACTTCACCATTTAAAAAAGTCCATACGATGTAAGGTGCAACACTTGGCGAAGCCATTGCCCCAGTTGTGTTGTCATAAAGATAAATCAAATTTAATCCTTGTGGAAAAACATTGAACTTGGTTTTAAATTTTAGTGGGAAGTTAGTAGTTGAGTTAATAAACTTTATTTCTTTAATTTCTTGATAAAGGTTATCGCCAATCGTCAAATTGTTATTGTATGAGATCCAAAGATCATTAAGCACTTGATTAAGAGGACCGAAAAGATTCCCGATCCAACTTGCTTGCTCTTGAAATGATTCAACTAGAAATTTTTGAGGTTTTATTTTCATCTTATAATCTCGTCATTCTTTCGGATACATATTCAAACTGCATTGAGCATCCATTTAGCGACCACTTCGCATAAGCATTTCTAATTTTTAATTTAATACTTAAAAGAGACCCTCTAGACTTTTCTCTTGGAATAAAAACTCTGATAGGACTTGGTCTCTGAATCCCTCCCCAAGGTACAGAACCCCAAGTAAAACCACCCCAAAGATCAGCCCCAAAAGATCCAGCAATCTCAGTCTCAGAATATCCACCGCTTATGTCAGTATAAAATGAGGTTGTCCCATTATTAAAAGACTTATCTCTGAAGAGCCAAGCAATCTCTTGGAAGTGTTTCATCACTCCCGCATTATCCTCGGGCTGATTTGAAAATTCTAATTCACATTCTATCGCTTTTAAAATTGTGCACGATGAATTTGCAAAGCCTGTTTTGTTTGCAGTTTCGCATCTCTTTGTCGGAACGTCGATATCTATAATGATGTCATAAACAGTCGATGACTGATAAATGATGTCGCCAATTTCTACCCCTTGCACAGTGTCCAAATAAACCATTGGGCCATTATGTGAAATAATATTGAAACCAGAAAGCTCTTCATCAACAAAATCAGTAAATGTAAAATCTTTTCTCTCTTGATAGACATTTTCACTCCCTGCGCTTGCAAGATATAATTTGTCATCAGCCACATTTACAAAGCCATGAACTACACTTTTCTCCCAAGTGGTCCAAGCATTTGTAAAAGTGTTGTAAACAAAGGCTTGAGTACATGAAGTGTCTGAAGAGCTGCTAATAGTAAATAAAATATACTTTCTGTCTGTCTCGTAATTCACACCAAAAGATAGAGTTTTAAGGTTTGAATAATTAGCACTGATCAAGTCTTGTATTTTATTTTCGATAGGTCTTGATTTTACCTCTACACCCACGTCTGAAATAGCAACCACGCCTTGATCTGATAAACAAAATATTTGATTGTTAACTACCACGGCACTGTCTGGAGCAATGATTTTTGTTGATGTGTCTAAAGGATCTAATGACCAAGATCCACCACTTCCCGTTAAGCGATAAACCCCGTCATCTTTTAAAATAAAAAGTGAATCTCTAAGAGCAATAATTCTCCTAATTGCATAGTTTCTTGACCCGATAAATTCTAAGTGAGAGTAGGGTACGTGTTCAGGTTGTTGATTTTTTGACCACATAAGTCCATTGATATAATTATCATTAGCACTCTCTCCCGTTCCAATGTCCCAAGCTGCTGCTCTTGATACACTCACTGTAAAAGATGCTGCGCTTAAATCTCTTTTTTCAAGTCTAATAATTCCTGGAAGGTCGCCGTATCCACTTTCGTAGTAAGCATAAATTGAAGTGTTTGAAGTGTATTGATTTATGACTTTTACTAAAGATAAAGAAGTGTCGGCAATGTTCTGAGCTGGAGTTCCTGAAGTTGTAACTTTAAATTGAGCGCTTGCCACGGTTTCGGTAGCTTTTGCTGTATATGTGACTGAGTTGATTGTGATAGTGTCATCCACAACTAGACCAGTTCCACTGACTGATAAAAGGTTAATAGTTAAATTCTCAATGTCTTGCACATTACCAAAAAACATGAAGCCTTTGAACTCACAAATATCATTAGCAAGGGGAGGCTGATAATTAGCCTCACTCAAACCCTCTTGACTTGCATTAGTGTAAAGAGCTGCACCCATTAAAGTTACTGGAGTTGAATCCGTGTGAGTTATGCTTTTAGCTGTGATTTGCGCTCCTGATGGGTTATTTTCATAAACCAATTGCATCTCATCGTTTGGCTCTGTTGTGGAACTTGCTGATAAAGGAGATCTATAAATTTGATAAAAGTCAGAGGTTGTAATACCTGCAGGAATTGTAAAGGTTAAAGAGACATCTCTTGCACCACCGCTTGAATTAGCAACAATAATTCTTTGGGATGGAGCCCCAAGGTAAAGATTATTATTAGAGTCTTTGCTTCCCCAGACAATACGATAAGCAACTTGGGTATTGTTATCCATAAAGCCACTTGCGCCACTTGTAGCACCACTCCCGTCAAGTCCTTGCGGCATCCCTGTTGAATAGACTGGACCTGCAATGTTATCTAAAACTCTTACACCGTTTGAGGTTGTAAAATAAAGATTGCCTGAGCTTTGAGAAAAACGCATCCTTGCGAAATCATCATCAGGATTTTCATAAGTTCCTGAAAATGCGGTCCATCCCGTACCGTCATAATAATTCATTGTATTATTGTTTGAATATCTAGCAATTATCTTTTCTTGATAACCTGTAAGTCTATCAATTCTAGTCAATGAAGAGGCGGGAGGATTTGCTAGATACTTTAAACCACGTCTAGACTCTCCAATACTATCCTTATCAATAACCATATTTTTAGCAACCTGAAGCCCACCCTCGGGAACTTCAGATAATTGGTTTTGATTCGTGTTTAAGCCTCGAATTTTTAAAATTAATTTTTGGCTCATCTAGTACCACCGATCTGAAAAGTAACCTAAAAGATTGCCTGTTCTAAACTTGATACTGTCATTCTCTACTCGTGGGTCCATCATGTTTTTAGCATCTTGCTTAATTCTCTCTAAGACTGCCGCTTCATACTCTAATGATTTATCTTTTTTTGAAGCTAAACAAGACACGAGAGCACTTTGAACTAAAATAGGATGAATCTCTTCAGGCACCATTGCCACTGGTGAAGTGTTTGCAAGACAAACCCAATCGCCTACTTCCAATCCATCTGGCAAAGAATTAAAAGTAAGAGATAAGCCTGAGACCCCGACCAAGGTCTGGTCATACGATAGTAAGTCATAAGGATTATTATTTTGTACAAAATCAACATACAAAGTGTCCGTAAATGCTCCAGGTACAAAGTCTGTTGTCACTTGAGTGGCTGAATCAATAGATGTTATTTGTGCGCAATCTGTTGTTAAAACAAGTTTATTTGGTCTTGCGAAATACTTAAGTCTTAAAGTGTTTGAGGTGTAATCGTCAGTAAGCTCAATCGAGTTTCTAACAATGTAAAACCCAGACTTGGTAGTTTTGCGATCTTCCTCAAAAAGTCGGTTAAGATCTTGCACATTGTTGCTTGCATCTAGATACTGAACATCTCTAAGCTTTGCACCAATGGCTCTTGATGGGATTCTATAAGTTCCCCCTTGTGTCACTGAATAATCTTTTGATAACAAAAAATATTCTTCACTTAAAGAAATCATAAGGGGGAATATCTCAGTCTTAAATTGATGATTAAGTAAAACTAAAAAATCATCATCACTAAAAAGGTCATCTGAAGTCGGAAAAGACCCTTTTATTTTAATGGCAGAAATCATTTCAGACGTGTTCATTAAGGACCTCTTTTTTTTAAATCATAGAAAGTAGTTTTTTAAGTTCTTCAGGAGATAACTTTTCAGAAATGTCAAAGCCGAGAGCCTTTTCAAAACTCTCTAATTTTGAACTTTCTTCCTCACCCATATCCTCTTCAGGCATTTCTTCAGGAGATTCTTCCTCAAGATCTTTCATCATTTCTTTTTTTGGCATAGCACTCACAGTATCTACTTTGATGGCTGTAATTTTAGGATGTTTTTTAAGCATCTCGCCATCTTTTTCACCCATGAAGTTGATTAGATCTTGTAGCACTTTTGATTTTAATCCCATGTTTTTCATTTTAAACCACCTTCTCAATTGCTGAATCAATTAATGTGATAATACTTAGTTTTTCTTCGCTTGTGTAAAAAGGGCCATCATAACTTTGAATGAAAGCTTTCGCAGTTTCAAAAGATCCGACCCATAAAAGACGTTCGATTGCCGCTAGACTTTGGTCTTGGATAAGAGCCAAGTAAACCTCGGCACTCATATTTTTATTAATATTTATAAGGCGAATTTCTGCTACTAAGTCAGCACCAAGAGCTAATGCAAGTTTGCTTTTTTCAAGAGCTTTCTCTTTCTCAAGTTGTGCCGTGATATCTTCAATAACTACAGTGTATTCCGCTGGAATTATGTTGCCAGTAGGCACGCCATCAAGATCAAGCTCGATCTGCTCAGACTTTCCCCACCACTCTGCATTTTTACCTTCATCAAGCCAAGCGTTAGCAAGTTCAATGCTTTCAAAACTTGCCCCATGTGTTTTAATTTCATTTTTAATTATTTTAATTTTATACATAATTCCCCACCCTGATTACTTCAAAAGAATTGGCCCCTGTTGTTGTGTCTAAGGAGTTAGCGTTGACAGTTTCACTGCAAATAAAGTCCGCATATTCACCAGCCAACAATCTTATTCTTGCTTGAATGACTAGAGGTATATAAGTCGCAGTTGCTACTTCTCTTGTAAATAATGTTGATTTTACTGCAGTTCCATTTTTTCTAATGCGTCCAATGATTCCGGAAACGGTTGTTGGATTATTTGTTAATAGATTGACAGAAATTTCATAAAGCCCACTATTCGGCGCAGAAAATTTAAAACTCGCTCCTGTTGTCACAGCACTATGAGAGTCGTAGTCTTTTGTTGGAAAATCTAAAATTGTGTCAACGTTTGGAACCGCTGTCCCTGCGGTGTTTGTATATCTTGCCGCCACCGTTTCAGTCGCAGCAATGACCGATGGGCCTGTTATTTTTTGAACATTTAATTGCGCCCCACCATAGGCCGCCGCACCTGTGTAAATTGTAAAAGCCTGAGATGCTAAAACATAAATTTCTATATAATCTCCAGCATTATAACTATCTTGGAAATTATAAGAGCAAGCTGTTGTCTGAACAGTTGGCATATAAATATATGTTTGCTTAGATTGTGAACCATTTTTGTATAACAAAACATTTAAAGAGGTGGCACTTGATGGCGCCGTAGTTGGAATAGTTCCAAAAATACTGTAATAACCTGATGCAGGGAAAGTATATCTATAATTAGTAGTTTTATCAAAGGCATTATTTGAATCAAAAAGGACAGTATTAAAAACAACTTTGGTGTTTGTTGCTGCTGATATACTTTGAGCAGCTCCCGAACCATTTGTCATAGATGCAGCTATAATTCCAGAGTTAATCAAACCAGCTGGTGATGTCAGTAATTGCACACTTAAAAATGTCGTATTAGAACCACCAACATTTAAGGCACCACCACTATCTTGATAGCCATAAACTTCAATGTAATCGCCTGCTAATAAATTTGCTGTAAAAGTCGCGGGGAGATACGTTGATTGTGCTAAAATATTAGTGTTTGAATGTGATCTAAATATTTCAGATCCATTTTTATATATCATTGTAATTCGAATATTTGTCGCATTACCTGCAAAAACTAACTGAGTTGCAATTAAATATCTTCCTGGGGTTTTAACCGTGTAACGATAATTTGTTGTAGCATCGTAGCAATTTCCATCGTCAAAAACTATAGTTGCAAACTGGATTTTTGTTGTCGATGCGCTTGTGAGTGACTGAGAACTTGCTCGATAAACATTTGTAGCAATAGCTGTTGTGCCTGTGTCTGCACCCAATTGCGGACCCACGTAAAAATCATCAACATACAAACTACTTGCGCCCGTTGGTGCTACTGGATTGTAGATAGCAATCTGAAACTGAGTTGAGTTGTATGGAACTTGAAACGTCCCTGTGAAAGTACCGACTCCACTTGATTGAACAAAGTTGAAATTCCCAACAAGGGCCATCGTTGACCAACTATTGTTATCAAGGTCATAGATTGCCGCTGCATAAGTGTTGCTCGAAGTCCCTGCCATGACAGGTGATCCGCTAACAACTTTATATTTAAACTTCACTTGCAAGACTGTAGATTGGTAAGCAATAGGAATTTTATACGTCGATGAAATGTACATATCTCCGATTGTACCAGCTCCACTAGTCGCAAAATTTAGAGAGTATAATCCATCAAGTTGTCCACTTGATACCACCGCAGGGCTTGTCGTGTTTGCGCCTTTAGTACGGCCGCCATTGGCCGCAGAAAAAGCCGCTCCCCCAGATCCAGCACTAACAAGCAATCCATTAGTGACAGTAGCACAACCGACTGCTGTCCAACCTGCAACATCACCACTTTCAAAGTCAAAACCGTAAGTCATTAAGTTCTGTTGACTAGGTTCCGTGTTTACAATCTTCCATTTTGGAGAAGTTCCAGCAAGATCTGTTTCCATCGTAGAAGAAGAAGTATGAGCCGTAAGACATGAATAAATAAATATTCCATAGGTAACTAAGTCACCGACAGAATAAGGTGTGCTTGCTCCCCATGCACTTACGCCCCCTGCACTTCTCTCAACACCTGAAGAATCAAGCACAGTAAGTTTACCAGTCGAATCTTTAATATATGTTTTGTAAAAGCCCGATGAAGGAGTTGAGGGAGTTGAGGCTTGGCCATCGATTGTTAAAACATCCATTGTGGGAGTTGTGAGAGTTGGTGAAGTTGCAAAAACAAGAGAACCACTCCCAGTCTCATCCGAAATCACTCCAGCAAGTTCACTTGATGAAGTCGCAGCAAGAACACTCAACTTATCAGTAGTTACCACTAGAGTTTTTGAGCTTGGAATTGTAGTTGAGTTGATACTTGTTGCAGTTGCAGCACCAAGAGATGGAGTTGTAAAGCTTGGCGAGTTTGCAAATACTAAAGAGCCAGAGCCCGTTTCATCTGAAATTATTCCAGCGAGTTCACTAGATGAAGTTGCAGCCATCACAGAAAGTTTATCAGTTGTAACAACTAAAGTCTTAGTGCTTGGGATAGTTGTAGCATTAATTGAAGTGGCTGTGGCCACTCCGAGAGATGGAGTTGTAAATGATGGACTGTTTGAGAATACAAGTGAACCCGTTCCCGTTTCATCGCTGATAACTCCCGCAAGTTCAGCGCTTGTTGTTGCTGCAAATTGTGAGAGCTTACCAGTTGTAAGAGCATAAGATCCTGAAGCTTGCTTGCCATCAAGTTGAGTTTGAACACTTGAGGTAACTCCTGATAAATAGCCAAGCTCTGTGCTTGTCACTGTTGATGCGGAAATAACTCCAGACCCATCACTGACCAAAGCTTTTGAAGTTGTTAGAGCTGCAAGTTTTGAAAGAGCAATTGCCGCACTTGCAGAGATGTCAGCATTTACAATTTCACCTGAGAAAAGAAAAGTTTTAGAGTCATATTGAAGAGCATTTGAAGCATTTACTTTTAAAAGAAAATCTGCCGTGTTTCCTGCATTTCTCCATCCAATAGATTCATTATTGCCGAGTTTAAAAACTCCTGCGCTAGATGGGTTTGCTGCAGTTGATTTATAATATAAAGATTTAAGTCCGAAACTAGTTCCAAAATTTAATTCAGCCGTGAGGGTAAAAGTACCACCCGAACGCTGTAAAGTTCCCGAGGCTAATGCAATGAGATACGATGAAACATTTGCGCCCCAATTGCTGTCACCATTTGCAGGTATTGAATACGATGAACCGTTAAAACTGACTATTGTTGCCATGACAATTCCTTCCAAAGATTGAGGCCCTCTGAGTGTACTTTTCAGAGGGCACATGAAGAATAATAATAACTTTTAAAAAAGTTATTAAGTGTTAACGATACCAGTACCTTTTACAGTTTGAGCAGGTTTCAAGCACACGATAGCTTGCGCTGAGTAGAGACGAAGCTCGTAGGCATTTTTGTCTTGAATGTGCAAGAAAAGCTCTGAAGATCTGCCCGGAGTCATGTAAGAGAACTCTTGAGTTCCAATTCTTCTCATTTGTTTCACAGGAATTAAGAAGCACTCGCCCTCTTTAATCATTGGATGAGGAACAAGGTTAAGTTTTCCGTTAGGTCCCATCAATGTGATAGTTTCAAAGCCAGCGATACCAGTAGTTTCTTTTTGACCACCATTTTGACGACGTAGATCTGTCATAGTTCCAGAAACATTCATAAATGTTTTAGGAGAAAGATAGATATTAGCTTCGCCAAGTAAGCCACCTTTGCTCACTGCTAAGCCTGCCATATTTAACAATTTAGCAGTTGTAGCTGCTGCAGATCCAAAAGAGTAGCTTGAACCGCTCCACAAAGAGTAAGTCGCCGCGCTAATTCCGAAAAGAGATCCTGAATTAGTCACAATCTTGTCGATACCAGCCATCTCAGCACTTTTCGCATTTTTCCAATGGATGTAACAATCACCTGCAGCTAGTGCAGTGTCGAGAGCTGAAATCCCTGTGCTTGTTCCTGTGAAGACAATCTTTTTGTTTACATAATCAATTGTAGTTACTGAAAAGATAGCGTTGTCACCAGAAGAGATAAGAGAGTCATCAGACACTTTATAAAAGTTTACTAATGCATTTTCTTTACCAGACCAGATACCAGGAGCCCAACCTGCTGCAAGCATTGTCACAGTTGTAGTAGTTGACGATGCATTTACAGAGCTGTCAGCAGTTCCAAGACCAGTTGGTGATTGTCCATACAACATTGCAATCTCAAGACGTTGTGAGCCAGTCTCTTGCAAGTTCATAACAAGCAATTCAGTTGCAGACTTGAAAGAATCTTTTGAAGTAGTAGCTTTTGCCGCTGCCTCGTAGTCCATTTGACCTCTGATAATGATTTGGTTTGCATCTACAGATGCCTCTTTTAATTGCGCCGCAATTGCATCATTGAGAGTTGTAACGCCTGCACCTGCAGCAAGGTAAGTAACGCCTGCTTCAGATGATAAAATCACTGGAAAGTTGTAAGACTTCCCAATTTTTTGAGCTTTTTCAAATTTAATATCTTTTTGAAGGATTGCAATTTCAGGAATTGCATTGATAGGACCTTCTCCATAAACAATTTTAAAGAGGCCGTCTAGTGTGCTTGTTGTATTATATTGTGCGATAAGTCACTTCCTTGTTTGCTGCGTACTATTTTCCGCAGAGAGTTTTTAATTTATGTTCTTTTTTTAATAACACTTGAGTATTTTTATAATTAAATGCTTCTTTGGCTTGATCGTAATTAGAACAATCAAAATTTTTTAAAGGGTTTATGTGATCAATGTCCCATAGTTTTCCTTTATTGTCCCAAGTCATTCCATCTCTAAAATTACTCTCTAAATAGTTTTTATAAAAATCTATTGAACAACCAAGTAATTCAGTTGCCTTAGTTTCTTTATAATTCTTTCTAATTGCATTTGAAATTATTCCTCTATAATTGTGTTCAAGTTTAAAAGAATCGTTGTTATGTCGTCTCTTTTTATTAATTTGAACCATTTTTTTTGAGAAGTATTTCAAATTATTTTTTCTGTATTCTGTACTAACTTCTTTTATTCTTGTTTTATTGTTATCTCTCCAAAGTTTTCTAATATTTTTATCACACTCAATACAAGATGGACGAAGGCCGTCAAAACTTTGAGAGTTTTTATAAAAACATTTATTCTCTAAAGAACGATTACATTTAGAACAAATTTTCATATTAAATTTTCCTGATTTTTCTCTATCTCTGGTAGTGAGACTTTGAATGTATTCATTAGCCCTCTAAAAATTCTGGTATTGAATTTTATTTAGAGAGCTTTTTGATAATTAAATTGTGTATAAAAAAAGAGCATTTTGCAATAAAAAATTATTTGAGAGTTTTCATTCTTTCATTGAGCATTTCTCGATACTCATCTGTAGTCATTGGTCTTTTAACTTCAGACTTTGCTGGGCTTGCCACTTGTGAAGGTGTTTTGATACCTTGCATTTGTTTAGACTTAATCATTTTTAAATCATGCTGTCTTATTTTCTTTGCAACATCTGCCCCGAATAATTCTAATAATTGTTCAGGAGTTGCATTGGCGGAAAGAGTTTTAATAAGCTCTAAATTCTCTCTCTTCACTTCATTCGCTAAATCACTCGGAGTTAATTCTAAGCCAAGAGATAAATTCTTTTGAAGTAGTGAAGCCATTCTCTGAGCATTTTGCGGAGTCTTAGGAAGTCCAGACTTCTCAAGTCCCTCAATAATTAAGTTTTGATAATATTGCTCATATTTTTGCTGTTCTGCTGTCTCAGCTTCGAGCTTTCTTTGCTCTTCAGCTTGCTTTTTTTCAGCTCGATACTGTTCAAGCTCTGCCATTGCGTTTTTATATTCTTTTTCCTCAGGACTCATATTCTCTTCAATGAGTTGCTCGTAAAGGTATTTCTCAATAATTTCTCTACCTTTTGGACCCATCTTTTTAGCTAATGCAATGGGATCCTGTTCAAGCTGCTGCATAATCTCAAAGTTCTTTTTCTTAATTTCAGCAGCTTCAGCCATTCTTTTCTTTGCAGCTCTGGCAAGTTGCAATTCTTTTTTTAATGACTCTTCATCTGAGAGGTCAAACTCCTCTTCAAACTCTTCGCCGTCAACTTTCAGTAAAAACTTTTTCTTAAGATTATTTACAACCTCTTCAGGTTTTTCCTCAGTTTCAACTTGAGTTTCATCATTACCTAGACCAAGGTCTAGCTCTAAGTCTAGACCTTCATTAGTTGATTCTACTTCGCTTGGTACTTCGCTGTGTTCTACTTCTGACATGATCCCTCTTTTATTATGTTAAGTTAGGGAGTGGACTTTGCGCAGGTTTTGGCAAATTTATTCCGCTAACTTTTTGTTCTAGTGTAGTTTGAGGCCCAATCAAATTGGGATTTACTCCGCCACCTTGAGGCATTGCTTGAGCTTGTGGTGGAGGTTGTGGAGCTTGATAAAAGCTAGTTTGTTTCAACATAGCCGCCATCTCTGGGGTCATTTGTTGAGCAATGTTAATGTGATCTTGAATGTGATCTAAAACCTTTTGAAGGAGCTCAGGCTTAGTTCTGACTTCAATATTATTAGCAACACAAGAATGCTCTAAAACATGGACTGCGTGGTCATCTGTTAAGATTGCAATAACGTCCTGGCCTTGCATAAGAGCCTCATTTTCTGATTTAGTAAGATGCTGCCTAGATCTATCATATTCATAAAGAGGCTCTAGGTTTCCAGTTGTAACGACGCCCAAATATTGCTCTGGAGTTTTGATCATGCCTGGAGTTGCCAAAAGTTGATTAGCAATCTCAACACGTCCTGCACTTGTTTTGGTTAATGGATTAGCCGTGTCGATAATAACTCGATTAACACCTTGTAAGTCAGAGCTTTTAAAATACTTCATAAATGGCTGATTGGTTTTACCTGCAATAATTGCGAGTCTTGGCTCTTCAGCATAAGTCTGAAGGAGCTCAATGATTGCAGTCCCTAAGTTCTCTAACATCATCGTATGACTTAATTGGAGACCACTTGAGAATTGAATAGATTGTTGCTGCAATAATGCCATGGCAGCACCTGACATTGAAGCCGGAGCGTCTCCTCTTGAGATGGAACTTACACCTGATAAGAGCTGCATGTACTGATTTAATGTTTCGGTGAAGTTAAAAACCTCTGGAGCTGTTTTTAAAAGATCTAGGGGAGCAAGAGGCCCAAGCTTTGGATCAAACTCTATGACATTCATACCGCCCGAAACTTGCGTAACTTTAATCCCCGACCCTTTGGGCATTTGGAAGTTCTGCACCGCATTGGCAGCTTGATTGGTTAAAATAGCCGAGAAAGTCGAATCAATTGCATCTTGCAGAGGTAAAAGATCAAACATATTTGAATGACCGAAGGCAAAATCTTGCTGAAGAGTGGTGCTAATAGCAAACAAGTAAGGTTTTTTATAAGGGAGTGGCCCATCAAAGAGTGTGATATCTTTGTCTAAACAGATCACCAAGCGGCCTTCTGGTAAAGCTGGAGTCTTAGCATGATAAAGAGTGTATACTGGAATTAAATCACTCTCTGAAGTCATTAAACGGTTTTGAACTGGATTAAGTTCATACTCAAAATTATTTCTTTCGTCTTCCGAAAGATTCACAATTTTATCGGCTAAATCTTTATAACTTGCAGCCAGATCAAATTTATTTACAAACTTGCGAACAATAAACCAATCATGGTTTGCATCTCTTTTGTAAATATCTCGGCAAACATCTATCATTGAGTAAGTGTTGACATCAACATCGCCTGCAAAGATTGGATTTTGATTTTCATCGTAGGCTATAACATCGCCCTTAGTAACGTCCCAATCAACAACCACCCAGCCTTCTCTTAAGAAAAGAGCAAGTTCAGTCGCCTTGTTACACTTAACCTCAATGCCTTGCTCACGCATATAATAATCAAGTAAGCCTTCGCCAAGTTCTGCACTTGTTTGAGATTCAAGATCTGAGTTGATTGCACGGCAAGACCAAGCTGGTCTTGAGCTTGTGATCATGACGTGCAAATTGCGAAGGATTGAAGCGTAGTTATTTACATGAATTGCTTTTAGAGATTGATCAACGTCCTTTATATCAGGAGCCCCATAATAACATTGATAAGATTTTCTTAAGACTCGTAACATTCCACTTTGAAGGAGATACTTTTTATAGTCTCCCCATTTAGCTATAATTTCAGATGAAATATTCTCGTTAGTTTCTGCCGCCCAATAAGTATTTGCCATTTAAAAAATCCTCCATAATTTATCTTAAAATTGATTCTAGTGCAGAATAAGATTCATTTTCGTATTCTATCAAAATTTCATTTGGCCCAACCCTCACAGGAATTGGGTTAGTGAATACGTCCACATTTCTAATCAAATACATGATAGCGGCGACCCCGTCGAAATGTCCAAGAGTTTTTGATTTGCCCCAGGCTGACCGTGACTCGTTCCAAAATCCAAATTTTAGAGAGTCTAACAAGAGCGGGCATTCTTCAGATATTTCAATTCTATCATCTTTAAACCAGATCCTCATCTCGTTAACCATTGCCTCTAAACTATCTTTTGACGTAGGAATAAAATGACAGTCGTGAATGTAACCTAAGTCCTGAAGCAATAAGAGATTATTATTGTCTGAGATTCTCCGCACTTCATTTTCTAAATTACTCCAGAGCTCTTTTTCAATTTGTTTAACATTTTCAGCAATGAGGGGAGTGGTCATTTGAGGCCCATTGATAATAAACTCTCGCTCAATGCAAAGCTTAGCCCTAAGAAAGTCATAATATCCAAAAATAATAAAAGTTAGATCTTTGGTGCCAATGTCCATTGATACATATTTTTGAAAGTATTTATATTTATCATTTTTGTTTATTCCAAAAGACATGTTTGCCGCTTCAGGAATGATTGAATAATCAGAATCAACTATTATTTGATTCATATATTCTCTGAGCCAAGCCGTCGAATTTTCGCCCCCCGCCTCTTTACAGAATTCATTTATTAAATTTTTGTCGTAGTTACCGTCTCGAATTGTGTAACTATAATAAGAATTTTCTACTTTAGTTTTTTGAATGAAATCTACAAACTCATGACTCGGAGAGATGGGGGAGCTTGATGCCATAATCAAACGAGAGTCTTTTACTGATAAGAGCTGGGGCATTAGCACCGAGTCCACTAAATAACCCAACTCATCTACAAAGGCCGCTTCATCCACCACCGCAAGATCTGAAGCTGTCCCTCTAAGATCATCGCTGTGGCCACAGTTTACCCCTGCTAAGTGGATCATGCTTCCATTTTGAAAAACATAAGCACCCTCTTGAGAGTTCCATTTTCCCCGATATTTTAAAGGGATTTGATTAAATAAATCTTTAAAAATTGGATGAACCATTTTTCTGGCAGCTTTTTGAGTTACCGAAGCATAGCGAATTTGTGAATCATTTTTTTTTAATGCGTAAATGACTGATAATATACAAAGTAAATATGTCTTTCCTAAACGTCTTGAACAATGAAAAACATTAGTTCTTTGCTTTGAACCAATAAATTTTTTTAGCATTTCTTTTTGAACAGGCTTTAGAGTCCTAACTAAGGTCTCAATAGTTTCAACTTTGTTCATTCAATAGCGAGCTTAAATTTAAATTGATATTAATATCATTAGACTCTGAGCTTTCATCATCTAAACTTTGTGGGTTAACTTTTGGATTGAGATAAGGAAGAAGCTCAATAAGAATCTTGACTCTCTCGTAGTCTGAGCATCTCATTGATAGAGCAAAGTCTTTGCCCCAGTCGAAATCATTCTCCTCTAGAACTGACTTTAACCAACAAGTCCGTTTATTAGGAGTCCCAGCTTTACGACCACCAGTCTTTTCAGACCCTGGTTTCTTTCCTGGCTTATTTCTAGAATTTTGTACAGTAGAATTGCTCATAATTTAATCATACCAAAGAATTTTTTAATTTTCAATTTTATCAAATACCAAATATATTTTTGTTTATAAAATGGTCTCTTCGACTCAAGAATGAGTTTTAAAAGTACATAATCTGTAATTTCTGGACCATAGTAATGCAGCTTTTTAGCCTCTAGAACGAGAGGATAATATTCAAGACGATGCTCTGGACACTCATAAATGTCCGAATCAATTCCAATCATTTTCCAATAATCTAAATCCTCATATAGTTTTTTTATATTTAAAAAATCAAACATCACTAAGTTTCCTAATGGCTTTATCTAATTTTATCGAGTTTAAATCAATTTGGACTTGCTCAAGTTGCGCTGTGAGTTCCTCTAGAGACTTCGACTCTTTTTGTTTGAAAAACGGCCTAATGACCTCATCAAGTAAGATCAAAAGGCC